TCGAGGTCGACGCGCCGCAGCTGTACCAGCGCGGCCGGTACGCCGGCCCGGACGACGACGGCGACGCCGGCGACACCGTGACCGCCGAGGCCGCCGCGGTCCGGACCCGTGAGGCCACCGTGGAGCAGTCCCGGATGGCGATCGACCGGGCGCTGCAGGTGGCTTACGGCGGCGAGCATCGCTACGCGTGGATAGCCGACTTCGACCCCGACCTGGGCGTCGTCTGGTTCAACGCCGGCGGGAACGACGAAGTCGGTCGCACCTGGCAGCAGTCGTACATCACCAACCGCGGCGCCGTGGTCCTGACCGGCGAGCGGGTGGAGGTCCGCGCCCGGACCGTCTACGAGCCCGTCGCCGAGCCGACGTACGAGGCCGACCCCACCAAGACGTCCGCCGGTAATCCGCCGGCGGCCAGCAGTGACGGGCCCAGCGTGCCCGCGATCACCACGAAGGAGAGCGACATGGGCGAGAAGAGCCCCGAGGTCGTGGCGCGCGAAGCCGCCGAGGCCCAGCGCGACGAAGCCCTCAAGACCGCTGAGGCCGGCCGCCTCGAGCTGGCCCGGTACAAGGCCGGCGACGCCGCCCGGCCCGTCATCGACGCGCTGCTGGCCGAGTCCGCCGGGATGCCGGAGGCCGCCAAGACCCGCGTCCGTGACCTGTTCCCCGCCGCGGTGCTGCCGCTGACGGAGAGCCACGCCCTCGACGAGGCGGCGCTGCGCACGCAGGTGGCCGCGGTGATCACCCGCGAGTCGGAGTACGCCGCCCAGCTGCTCGAGGCGTCCGGTGTCGGCGAGGTCCGCGGTAACGGTGCCGCGGCCGGCGCCGGTTCCGGTATCCCCGCCACGTTCGGCGGGACCACCACCACCGCCCCCACCAGTACGGCCGGTGAGGTCTCCGCCGAGACCCGCGAGGCCCTGATCAGCCAGTACACGCAGGGCGGGCGCATGACCCGCGAGGCCGCCGAGGCTGCCGTCAACGGCCGCTTCTAACCAGCGCCGAACCCCGGCATACCACACAGAACAGGAGTACCAGCGATGGCAGTCCGCGACTTCATCGTCCACGAGCTCGGCGAGCAGATCGACGCCAAGCTCACCCATCCCACCAGCGGCGGCAAGGTCGGCGACCCCGGCCTGGTCGGCGACATGCCCTGCATCCTCTACACCGATCAGGACGCCGAGGGGAAGGCCACCGTCCGCTTCCAGGGCGTCTTCCGGTTCCTGGTCCACGGCGCCAACGGGGCCGGTAACGCGGCGATCGCCGCGAACGCCGCCGGCTACTACGACACGGCGCCCGGTGCGTCCAACCCCCACATCAACGCCGACGACACCAACGGCTCTCGGTTCGGGACGATCTTGGACGCCGTGAGCAGCGGTGCCAAGACGGTCGTCCGCGTCCGGATCCACCGCTGAGCCCGAAGGGACACCGAGACCACATGAGCACGACCACAGCAACCGAGCTGTTCACCCCCGTCCTCGAGGCGGTGGACGCGCAGTCCCTCAACGTCCGCACCATGTTCGGCGGCGACCGGGGCCTGGTCAAGGGCGCGGCGGCGCTCGCCGGCCTGCGCCACCCGAAGATCAACGGCGACAAGAACAAGTGGGTCGGCCTCATGGTCGAGGCCGAGAAGCTGGTCGGCGACGTGACCGTCGGACGCCGGCCGATCTACGCCTTCACCGAGGCCATGTCGACCGACCTGTTTCCGCTGCTGTTCGCCGATTCGCTGGACCGGCAGATGTACGGCGCCTACCAGGCGGCGCCGCAGTCGTGGCGCCGCTACGCCCGCCGGAGCATGGTCAACGACTTCCGTGAGGTCAAGCGGTTCGCCGGCACCGGTGTCCGTGGCCTGCTGAACCCGGTGAAGGAGCTCGCCGAGCACGAGCGCCGTACGACCGAGATCGCCGAGTTCAAATACGCGGTGCAGAAGTACGAGGCCGGCTTCGGCGTCAGTTTTGAAATGATGGTCAACGACGACCTCGAGGCGTTCGGCCGGCTGCCGCAGGACCTCGCACAGTCGGCGCTCGACACCGAAGAGTGGTTCGCCACGACGATCTTCGCCGGGCCGACCGGTCCGAACGCGACGTACTACAACGCCGGCAACGACAACGTCATCGCGTCGAACGCGCCACTGACCCGGCAGAACCTGCAGGCGGCGCTGACCCGGCTGATGAAGCGGACCGACGAGCGGGGCAACCCGATCGTCGTCACGGCGGTCGAGCTGGTCGTCGGGCCGGGCCTCACGATGACCGCAAACGACATCATCAACGCCACCGAGTACCGGATGGTCGACGCCAGCGGCAACACGACGATCATCTCCGGCAACGGCATCGCCGCGAGCCTGACCGTGACGACGAATTTCTTCCTCGGCACGGTCACCAAGACCAACGCGGACACCAGCTGGTATCTGTTCGCGAACCCGACCGCGTCCGCGCGGCCGGCGATCGAGATCGGTTTCCTGCGCGGCTACGAGCAGCCGGCCCTGTACGAGCGGGTGCCGGACATGCGCCGCTTCGGTGGCGGCGCCGAGGTCGCCTGGTCGTTCGACTTCGGCGACAACGAGAAGAAGGTCCAGCACATCCTCGGCGGCACCTTCGTCGACCCGCGGATGACGCTGGGCAGCAACGGCACCGGCGTCGCCTAACCCATGGGTGACCGCCCCAAGCTCGCCGACCGTCTCGCCCACCTGAGCCCGCACCAGCGGGAACAGGCCGGCGCGACGGTCGTTCTGTGCGAGCTCATCGACGAGCTCATCGAGGCGACAAACCGGCAGTCTGCGCTGCTGGAAGACCGCCTGGAGAAGCGCGCCGACAGCCGTGACGGGCAGACCCGCAGCGCTGGCCGGAAGGCCGGCGCTGCGGCGCCCAGCGGGACACCCGAGGGAGACGACCAGGGAGGTGCCCAGGTGCAGCTACGCGAACCGGCGGTGCCACCCGCCGACCCTGATGGTGAGCCCACCAAACCGGTCCGTGGTCGGTCCGTGGCCGAACCGCCCGCCGAACCCGCCGCCGGCGCCGGTGATCAGCCCGCCGCCAAGGCCACCCCGGCGAAGAAGGCGCCCGCGGCCAAGACCGCGGCGCCCGTACGTACACGCCGGCAGTAACCCCGGCATCCGACGCCGGTGCCGTCGACGGCGCCGGCGTACGCGTCGGCGACCACACAGGAAGGCAAGGGGTGCTGTGAGCCAGCAGCGGGAGTTTTGGATCGGGTCCGTTTTCGTCGTCGAATGGGACCTGGAAGACATCGACGGGGAGCCCGTCACCGAGGCGACGGTCGCCGGTACCGTCGCCACCCCCGCCGCCACGACCGTGCCGATGCAAGTGGTGCACGAGGACGGCAGCAACGTGTGGCGGCTGACGTACACCGCCGTCGCCGCCGGCAGGCACGGCTACCGGGCGACCGCCACCCCATCGGCCGACGGGGCGATCGCCGGGGAATTCATCGTCAACCGGGACATCACCGGGGCGCCGCCGATCGAACGGGACCTGACCACACCGGTCGGGCAGGTGCGGCTACTGACCACCGACACCGACGAGGCGTTCCCGCTGCACACCGACGCCGAAATCGAGGCGTTCCTGACCATCGAGGGCGGCAACGTCAAACGGGCTGCGGCGGCGCAGCTCGAGGCGATCGCCACGTCCGAAACCCTGGTCAGTAAGAAGATCACCACGCAGGACCTGTCCACGGACGGGCCGGCGGTGGCGAAAGACCTCCGCGAGCGGGCGAAACTCCTCCGCGACCAGGCCGAGAACGCCGACGACGACGCCGACGAGCTCGCCGACGGCTACGGCTTCGACGCCGTGGCGATGCCGTCCCGCTCGTGGTCGTGGTGGGGCTGACCGATGCCCCTCGTGAACACCCGGATGATTCCGCCGCGGTGGCAGGAACACCACGCCCGTGTCGTCCTCGGTGGCATGACCGCCTGGGTGCGGCTGTCGCATCCGGCAGGGCTCGGCACCCGCGATGCGGTCACCGGGCGGACCCCGACGCTGCCGCCGACCCGCTACTACGAGGGGCCGGCCCGGCTCCAGACGCGGGGGGCGCTCACCGACGCCGCCAGCACTGCCGCCCGTGAGGTGTCCGTCGGGGACTACCTGCTCGGCGTGCCCATCGACGTCGGCAGCGAACCACGGATCGCGGACCTGTGTGACGTCCTGGACAGCCCCGATCCCCTCGAGGTCGGGATGCGGCTGTACCTCGTCGACGTTCCCACCGCCTCGATCATCCTGCAACGCAACCTCGGCGCTGACCTGCATATGCCGACCCCGCGGGGCGGCTGACACAACCGGCGGAAGGGGTGGGCCCCATGGTCACGGTCTGGTTTGAGGGAATCGACGAGCTCAACACGGTCACCGCCGACCTGGCCCGCAAGAACGGCCGGATCGGCGTCCAGGGCTCGCAGGTGCTCCGCAAGTCGGCGGCGCAGGTCGAAGCCCTCGGGAAGCTGTTCTGCCCCGTCGACACCGGCCACCTGGAATCGACGATCGGGACCAGCTTCGGCGGCGACGGCCGAAGCGGCGCCATGTCCGCCGAGATCGGGCCCACCGCCGACTACGGCGGCTACGTCGAGTGGGGCACCCGGAACATGGCGCCGCACGCCTACATGGGCCCGGCCCTGGACCGGGTCGCCCCGTCGTACGTCGCGGCCGCCGCGGCGATCTCCGACCCGTTCGGGCGGGGGTGATCGGGTGACCGACCTGGAACCGTCCATCGGTCACGCCGCAGGCCTCGCTGCGCTGGCCCAGGCCAACCTGGTCGCGCTCGGCGCCGCGGTGACCGTGTACCTCGACGTGGTGCCCGCCGACGACGACCCCGCCGGCGGCCCGGAGTTCCCGTACGTCGTGTTCTGGTCCACCCCGGGGGCGCCGCTGGTCGCGGCGGAACGCCTCA